TTGATTCTGGCTTCGGATAAACCTAAAGGAAATAATCGCATTGAAGTTAAATTAGAGTCTCTGGCAATTCTTGAAGAATTATCAGGTAATGACGCTTTTAATCTTTCGCTGGTGCCGGCTGACGAATTTAATCTTCAGCAAGATACTCCATCAAGAAGAGATTATTTCTCGATTTGCAATAAGTGCTATAAACAGGGAGTCGGTATCAAAATCTATATGAAGTATGGACAGGTTTTGACTGGCAAAACGACAGGCGTAAATGCGTGTCAGGTTGGTGTGAGGAAACCCAATGGCAATCATATGCAAGTTATGTTTGACTGGGTGAGCAGGATCACGTCTTCGGACTACGCTGAATAACGCATACGGTAATAAAAAATTCCGTCAGAAAATATTGATCCTGGAGGACAGAGACCATTCGACAGCGCATAGATAGTTTCGCCGCTGCTCGTGCCACTACGGCCAGGACGCTTAAAGCAGCTGACAGAAAAGAATTGATCATTAAGCTTCGCAAAGAAGGTCTGCTGAATCTTCGTAAATCTATGGATACCGTAGCCCAACATCCTGGCGTCTCACGGGCAACTGCTTATCTTTATGCTCGACAGTCTGACTGCGAGCTTTGCCCCAGCCAGGCAGGACTCTCAGTGAGTGTTCTATTTTCTTTGACTCTCGTATTCCAATTCTTTCGGGAGTTATTGGTGAGACTTTTGGCGTTTTGCCCTGTCACCCATTGCGTCATTTGACGTCAATGCCCGTGAGGCTCTCAGCAATCCTCACCAGGCGGCAATAGATGTAAAAAAGCCCGCAGGGCTTGTGCCGTGCGGGCTTTCTGTACTTCACCGGACGTATCCGGATCATCATTTGGTGGAGCTGGCGGGAGTTGAACCCGCGTCCGAAATTCCTACATACCATTTATACTATAGTAAAAACAGTAAGTTATGTTTTAAAACAATGCATTAGTATTATTTTGTATTTGTTCGTTTTACGCGTTTTTAATGCCCTGTCGCCAAATTGCCGCCATCATTTCTTATCTTTGATTGAATCGTATTCAAGAAGGTTGTCCATACACTTCTCTAACCTATAAAAATCAGTCAAAGGATAGAGATTGACAATGTTGTCATCAAAACTTTGCATACCTGATATACGTTCTTTCGTTCTTAAGAATCTTGAGGCAGACTTAACACCATCATCTTCACTTGGTTCAAAGGAGTAATCTAAAGTTTTTAGTACCTGCCATGAAACGGGGGGAGTTAGCTTGAACATTTTTACTAGCTTAGGACAAAAATCTTTTGTTATGGTTTGCTGATATGTAACTTTAGGAGGAAGAACAACGTTAATAGATTTTTCTCCATGGTTTGTTTTAATCATTCTTGTCGATCTGTATGCAATTCCGACAATGTTTGATTTATTTCTGCGGCTAATCCATTGCATTAATAAATTTGGAATTATATATTCCTGAGTGAATGAGGTGCTGCCATTAATCTTTGCAAAACTACAAGCGTAAATGAGTGGCATTAAACAAATGTATGACATCTTTGTGATATATGACATTTTGTCATTATCAGTCTTACCATAGAAACGTGAGTAGAGAATTTCCGAGGTGAAATCTAATATTTTGGAACTCTCTTCACTGGATATAAAAGAGGATATATATAACTTATCAAAATCAGGTTTATCCATTTCAAGCCAACATACATATAGGGATGAGCCTAAATATAAACAGGGTAGGCCAGCAACCGAGTATCTTTGAGCGTTTACCAGGTGCCTCTTAGAGAATGGTATATGAAAGATTTCATTTCTATTTTTTACTGCTGTATCAGATTTTCTAACCCTGAATAAAGGCCTTGAAGAATTGCAAATATTCTCTAAGGGGATCGATATTTTTTGGATATAGTTAGCTGTGTATCGTTCAGAAAATGTTCTGTCGAAAGTATCATATGAGGATTTGATATCACCTGACAAAAAATATTCCAAAGAACTCACAACGCCAAAGTATATTCTTGTTATTCTATCCAGTTTAGATCTCAATCTCCGAGATAATTCATTGTCATTATCTTCTATATAATCATTTAAGGCATTAAAATAAATTTCACATTTATTCTTGAAATCATTTATAATATCTGTCTTAACAGTGAAAGGAAGTTTTAAATCTTCTGTTCTTACAAGACTTTCAAATAAATCATTAAAATCATCATGTATATATTCGGTTTCCATTTATATTATCCTTTAGAATAATTTAATGAATATAACGGATTTTTCGTAACTGCATCTTCCAAATGATCAGGAGCAAAGTGAGCATAAATCATTGTCATTTTTATATCGGCATGACCCAGAATATCGCGCAATACCAGTATGTTTCCGCCATTCATCATAAAATGGCTGGCGAATGTATGACGCAGCACGTGAGTACATTGGCCTTCAGGCAAGTCGATACCAGCTCTTTTTACTGCGCGCTCAAAAGCTTTTCTGCAGGGCGTGAATAGCTTACCTCTATTTTTGGGCAGCTCGTCATACAGATCCTGAGATATCGGTACGGTTCGGTTTTTCTTACCTTTGGTTTTGGTATAGGTGATCCGGTATTTAGATAACTGGTGGCCCTGCAGGTTTTCGGCTTCACTCCACCGCGCGCCGGTGGCGAGGCATACCTTTGCGATCATTAACAGACTGGGGCTTTGAGAATCAGCGCAGGCATCAAGCAGGCGTTTAATTTCGTCTTGGGCAAGAAACGCCAGTTCCCCCTCTGCGATTTTGAATGTTGGTAGACCGGCAAGCGGGTTAGGCGCTGACCAGTGGCCCAGCTTTTTCAGGGTGCCAAAAACGGATGATAAGTTACGCTGTTCCAGGTTTACCGTGCGGGGCTTTACTGGCGACATCAGCGCGCCGTCTTCGTTACGTACTTCACCTTTTAACCGTGCTTCGCGATATTTTGTAAAGTCACCGGCGGTTAACTCAGAGGCGACGGGATCGCCCAGGCCATTGCAGATAATTTTCAGTTTCGCCATTAGGCGCTTGGGGTCTGCGAGCGTCTGGCCGTAAAGAGAGTGCCACTGCTCAATCAATTCTGACAAACGCCGCCGATCTTCCTTTTCACCCAGCCACGGCTTTTTGTTCACTTCATCCATGGTGAAGTTTTCGAATGCTACAGCCTCGCCTTTTGTCGCAAATTGCTTGCGCACGCGCTTGCCGTCACGCCCGTTCGGGTAACACTCGCACAACCATTTTCCGTTCGGCTGCTTTCTGATCGTCATAGTTAGATGCTCTTAATGACTTTTACTGCGCGGCCTACTACCTCAACATCATCTACGGCGCACTCAAAGGATGCTTCATCCTGATGAACCACAATTTTATTGCCAGGAATGCGAGCAATCTTAACCAAGCTTTTAACGCCGTCGATGTCTACCAGCCAATAACCATTGCTGATTTGTTTCACAGAGGTATCCACAACAAAGCTATCACTAGCTGTTTTTACAAAAAGAGAGTTGGACGATTCACCATCCAGCAGTCTGCTATCGAGAAGGATTTCATCACTCGGATGCAGTTCGCCGTTCTTCAGTTCAGCATGTTTGATACTGGGAGCCACGATTTTAGAAAGTGGTCTTACCGTGACGGAAGTTTCGTTTTTGAGATTCTTTTCTTCGTTCTCACTCGCATACATATCTCCCTGACCGGTAGCCAACCAAAGAAGGGAAATTCCTGTTTCAAGGGCGCATTGAATTACCCATTCGGCGGGGAAACTATCTCTTAAGTATCTGTTAGCCATAGTGCTTTTCGATACGTCCAGATGTTCGCAGAGCTGCTGACGTGAGCTGAAATTGTAGGCCTTAATAAGCCTGTTGATTGCATCACGGCCACCACTATCATTTCCCGCCTTGATTAAACTCATAATCAAACCCCTTGACGCATATAAAAAGTGATCCTAATATCCGCTTGTGGTTTGAAAAGCAAAACCAAACCACATAAAACGAGATGAAACGAAAACAAACTAAGAGATACTGCACTATGAGCACAGATATTTCAATTCGTGTACCAAAAGAGATGGCTACGCCTGCGGAATTTGCCGAATGGGAAGGCATTTCACGCGGTTCTGTGTATCAAAAAATTCACCATGGCCAGCTTGCTAAATACATGGTTAAGAAAGAAAAAAATAAGGGCCGTGTAAGCCTGCGTTACTTAATGTACAAAACCGATCAGGTCCGTGAGTCTCTTGGTCATTACAACTTCCGCGTCATTGTTGGTCAGTAAGTTCGATTATGAGAACTTTTTAAGGGGCTCGCATGTTTGATTATAAGATTTCCAAACATCCACACTTTGAAGAGGCCTGCCGGGCTTTCGCACTGCGTCACAACATGGCGAAGCTGGCAGAACGCGCGGGAATGAATGTCCAGACGCTGCGCAACAAGCTGAACCCGGACCAGCCGCATCAGCTCACACCGCCTGAAATCTGGCTGCTTACCGATCTCACTGAGGACTCAACCCTGGTTGATGGCTTCCTGGCACAGATTCACTGCCTGCCATGTGTGCCGATGAACGAAGTGGCAAAAGAGAAGTTGCCGCACTACGTCATGAGCGCCACCGCTGAAATCGGGCGAGTTGCCGCCGGTGCCGTTACTGGCGATGTGAAAACAACCGCCGGGCGCCGTGACGTGATCAGCAGTATCAATTCAGTAACTCGTCTGATGGCACTGGCTGCCGTTTCCATGCAGGCCCGCCTGCAGGCCAACCCCGCAATGGCAAGTGCGGTGGACACCGTAACGGGCCTTGGCGCTTCGTTCGGCATTATCTGAGGTGAACATGGAAGAGAAAAATAAAGGCAGCAAACACGCTAATAACTCCTGCTGCCTATGTGCATGTGAAAAGTGTGATCAGGTCCTTAATTCAGCTTCTGAGGCGTTAAAAAACCGCTTAAAAGCTGAGCGAGAGACATTTTTACTTCTGCTTCAACGCCTGCGGTCGCAGCATGTTGATTAACGGTAGCGGTCTGAAGGATTTTAATAATTTGATTTTTTTGTTCTTCGGAAAGAACAGAAAAAATAGCTTGCAGCAGGATTGAGTGGGCGAGGACATCGACTCTGGTTTGATTACCTGCCTCAGTAAGGACGTTAGTTAACTGTTTAAGAGCTTCGTTCTGTTGTTCGTTATTTTTCATGTCTTTTCCTTTCTGGCTGTGTGGAAACACCAGAATACCACGGGCCGGGCGTGGTTAAACATCCCGGCACATATTGGAGGGGTTATGGAAGAACCAAGTTTTGCATCATTATTGAAAAAACAAAGTCCAGCTATGCACTGCGGCCATGGCTGGATTATCGGGAAAGATGGCAAGCGCTGGCACCCGTCCCGCTCTCAGGATGAACTGCTGGCAGGGCTGACCACTACCAAACGGGGGAAACCATGGCTATTGAAGGCGCTGCGGCGACTGTTCCATTAAGCCCGGGTCAACGTATGGAAGGGCTGAACCGAATAGCGGAATTAAGGGCGAATGTGTTTGGTCTGAATATTGAGCCAGAGCTTGAAAGGTTTATTAAAGATATGCGCGACCGCCGCGATATAAACCATAAACAAAATGAGCGGGCACTGGCAGCCATATTCTTTATGGCAAAAATTCCGGCAGAACGTCACGGTGTCAATATTAGTGATCTGACTACTGACGAAAAGCGGGAACTGGTTAAAGCAATGAATCATTTTCGTGCAGTGGTGAGCTTATTTCCCAAACGGCTAACCATGCCGAATTAACCCACAACAGAAATTAATGGCGTAAACCCGCCGGGCATTCTTTTGCCCAAATTCAGGAGAAAAAACAATGCAGAACGAATTACCAAAAATGTTTGCACCAGAAACCGACCAGCTTATGGCGGTGATCGATATTGCCAAACGTGAGGAGCGCAAAGGACGCGCGCTTGCAGTTTCAATCCGTCTTGAGGCGCTGGCAACCCATATCGCCAACAAAGGGTTAAACGGTATTGAAGCGGCTGAACTGCTGCGCCGTGAAGCTACCCGCTACGAAAACGAATCCCAGGAGCTGCACTAATGGCTGACTCTATGGATCTCGTACAGCAGCGGGTGGAAGAACAGCTGCAGCGCCACATCCACAATGCCCGTATCCGAAAAGTTGGGGCTTCCTCACTGGAGTGTGAAAGCTGCGGAATAGTCATTCCCGAAGAACGCCGGGCCGCCATGCCGGGCTGTGATCTCTGCGTTACCTGTCAGGAAATCGCAGAGCTTAAAGGTAAACACTACAACGGAGGCGCTGTATGAGCACCATCCTGAAATGGGCGGGAAATAAAACCGCCATCATGCCGGAACTGATTAAGCACCTTCCTGCTGGCCCGCGACTGGTTGAACCTTTCGCGGGTTCATGCGCTGTAATGATGGCGACAGACTATCATCATTATCTTGTCGCGGATATTAATCCTGATTTGATTAATCTTTACCTGATGATCCAGAAAGACCATGAGGCTGTCATTCAAATAGCGAGGGAGTTATTTAAAGGTTTTAATTCGGATGTTCAGTATTACCGTGTCCGCCAGCATTTTAATTACTCCATTTCTAATGAGGTAGAAAAGGCGGCATATTTTCTGTATTTAAATCGCCATGGCTATCGTGGCCTTTGCCGTTATAACCAGAAGGGTGAATATAACAATCCATACGGACATTATAAAAAACCGTACTTCCCTGAAAATGAAATACGCACTTTTGCCGTGAAAGCTAAACGTGCAATGTTTATTTGTGCCAGCTTTGAGGAAACACTGGCGCTGCTGCAGGCTGGTGATGTTGTTTATTGTGATCCGCCATACGATGGCACATTTAGCGGTTATCACACTGCCGGTTTTACAGTGGACGACCAGTATCATCTGGCGTCTATTCTTGAGCGCAGGTCATCAGAAGGGCATCCGGTTATCGTGTCCAACAGCGACACGTCCCTGACCCGTTCGATTTATCGTAACTTTACCCGCCATCGTATCATTGCAAAGCGCAGCATGGGTGTGGCTGCCGGTGATGGTAAATCTGCAGCAGAAATCATCGCCACAAAATCAGCAGGCTGGTTTGGTGTCGATTTGGCGTCTGGTCCAGATATCTCGGTGGAAACTGAGGTGCGGGCGTGGCAGTGAGTAAATTCACATTACATAATGCACCAACCACCGGCGGCTCGAATGAGGCCGCCGTGGCCTTTTCATGGAATAACCCCAAAAAAGCAGTTAACCCATATCTGGACCCGGCGGACGTTGCGCCGGAGTCTGCGCTTTCAAACCTGATCGCTCTTTACGCTGCGGATAACGAGCAGGAGCAGCTGCGCCGTGAGGCGCTGAGCGATGAGGTCTGGGAACGCTATTTCTTCAATGAATCCCGTGATCCTGTCCAGCGCGAAATGGTGCAGGACCGGCTGATTAGTCGTGCCAAAATGGCGCGCGAGCAGCAGCGTTTTAATCCTGATCTGGTTATTCTGGCTGACGTTAACGCCATGCCACCACACATCAGCAAGCCTTTGCTGGAACGGATTAAATATTTCCATAGCCTGGGCAGAGAAAAGGCTTATTCCCGCTACCTGCGTGAAACCATCAGGCCCTGTCTTGAGCGGCTGGAGCGCGTGCGTGACAGCCAGGCGTCTGCATCTTTCCGGTTCATGGCAAGCCATGATGGGCTGGAGGGACTGCTGGTACTGCCTGAAATGAATCAGGATCAGGTTAAGCGCCTTTCCACACTGGTTGCGGCACATATGAGCATGTGTCTTGATGCGGCCTGCGGTGATTTGTTTGTCTGTGACGATGTTAAACCAGAAGAAATCCGCCAGGCATGGGAAAGGGTTGCCTCAGAAGCCATGCGCCTTGAGGTCATCCCGCCTGCCTTTGAGCAGTTGCGCCGCAAAAAGCGCCGCCGCAAGCCGGTGCCTTATGAACTGATCCCACCGTCGCTGGCGCGTATGCTGTGCGCGGACTGGTGGTATCGCAAACTTTGGCAGATGCGCTGTGAGTGGCGGGGGGGACAGCTGCGAGCCGGCTGCCTGGTT